TTTGGATCGGGAGGCACCTCGGCCGGCGCGGGGGGCGGTATGAAGGCGCCGTATTGCTCGGTACCGGGATCGATGCCCTCTCTTCTATCATCCATGCGCGATCGCCCGAGGGCGATCAGGCTTGGATCGTTCAGCATTGCGCGCCAGTTGGCGGCATTAAGCGGCAATTGCCCGCTGTCGATCATGTCCATCAGGCTCGGCCTGATATCCTGAGCCGCGCGGGTCTGCCGCAAGATTTCGCGCTCAACACCACCATAACGGCCGGGATAGTCTGGGGCCGGGATCTTGGGCCAACGATCAATGTTCTTTGACGGTTCACGCCGGGCCTGCGGAATATGCGGGAACACCGTGCCCGGCTGATCCGGCACGAAGTATTCCGGGCCTTCCTCGCCCACCACGACAGGCTCGTCCTTCTTTACATGGCCGCCTTTGGCTAGGCCACGGGGCGCGTCTGGTTGGAAACCAAACGGCCCTTGCACTGGGCCGGGAGCTGCAGGAGCATACCCCTGCATCGCTTCAGCAATCCCCTTATCAATCGCAGAACCGACCATGCCCATGTAATCGCTTCGACTGTACCCCATCGCAGCCGCGGTTTTGTTGGCAAGGTCCAGAAGCGCCGGCTGGGCCATGACAGCAGGAATACCTGCCTGGATCATCGCGAGCCTTGCCGCTACCCCCTTCGCAATGGCTTGTTCTTTGGTGGTCTGAGGCCCTATTCCCTTTAATGCTTGCGTAGTGATGTTCGATACAGCGCGATCTAGCAGCACGGGGTCCGCGCGCCCGCGCGCAGGCGGCGCCAAGAACGGGGTCGGGGCCGGTGCGACCGGCGCAGGAATTGGATTAGGCAGAGCCACCGGAGGAAGATTGGTTGGCACCTCGGCCGGCGGCTGCGTTGGCGCGGTCACAACCTCGGGCTGCGCTACTTCTGACCAAGGCACGTCGCTGCGGTCGCTGCCGATACCGCGCCAGCCGCCAGGAGGCGCTGCAGCCTGTTGCGTCCGCGCCTGCCCACGCTCGGCATTCGCTTGCCGACTTTGCGCGTCGAGGGCCCTTTGTTCCGCTTGCTGTTGCGCGCTCGGGCGCGCACCGACATTGCCACGCGCGCCCGACAATTGGATGTGAGGGATGTCGAAGTTGCGTCCAAGGGTTTCGAGGCCATAGCGTCCGGCATTGGCACGGAGCCAGGCCAGCGCGCGCCCACTCTCAACGGGAGAAAAGTCAATGGCGCGACCATGACCATGATTGGAGCGGCCGGGAGCAGCGGATGCAAAGCCCCGACCGGTATGACCGCGGGTGTAAACACTCTCCTGTGACGTGCGTTCGTCCATATCGTGTTCCCTAGCTTCGCCGCGATGCGCAAAGCGCATGCCGCTGCTGGCCACCAGGGTGTTGGGGATACCTGCCCGCTCCATGTCCACGATGGCACGATTGATGTTCTCAATCAGCCGGGCATCCAGATCGTGGACGTTGATATCTTGGATGCCAAAATTCGGTGTAATACCCGCTTGCCGAGCCGTTACAAAAGTAATGCCGGGGCGTCCTTGCGGATAATCGGTGCGACCACTGTCGCGATAATTCGGATTGCGTGGATTATCAAACTGCGAGTTTGGATAGTTGCCCCTTGCACCAATCGGTTGCCCTGGAATGTTGCCCGGCGGCCGCGGCGCGTTGGGGTCTTGCGGCGGCTGGCTGGTATCCGGCGGTTCTGGCGTGTCGTGATCGTCGTCGTCTGAGACCCCATACTGCTCGGCCCCAGGATTGATGCCTACACTGGTGCTTGACGGATAGGTGAAATCAGTCGCTCTGCCGCCCGCGATAGCGGATTGTGTGCTCGGTTGCGCCATATCGATGAGGCTAGGCGCCTGCGTCTGTGCCGGCCCATATGAAAAATCTGTCGCTCTGCCGCCCGTAATAGCGGAGGTGGTGCTGGGCGCTTCCGGCCCTGTTGGCGCACCCGGCTGCTCGGGCGCGGATGGCGCCTGCTGCTGCTGCCCTGGCACGCCGGGGCTGAATGCGGTCTGGCTCTGCGCGGCGGCGGTGGCCGCTGCGGCCATCGCGTCGGCTTGCTGCTGCGTGGCACCATTTGCCAGTGCGGCTGCGCTGACCGCTTCGCCAACCTCGGTCGGGCTGGCCAGACTTTGCATGGCATTGTACGCGGCCTGCGTGGCGGCATCCGCCACCGGCGAGGAAGCGTTAACATTCTGAGCGGCAATGTCCGTTGCATTGGTGACGGCACTAACCGCGGTTTCCGAAACAAAGGTTTGACCGCCCTGCGCAGGCGCGGTGGCCGGCGCGGCACCTGGCGCACCAGGAGCCCCAGGTGCACCGGGAGCACCCGGCGCTGCTGCTGCTGCTGCTGCTGCTGCGGCTGTTGCAGCCTCAGCCGACAATCCAGACAGTCCGGGATCGCTGCCCAGCGTGGAAGCGTCGTCGGTGCTCGTCGGCGCTCCAGGCTCACCACTGGGCAGTGTCTCGGCGTAGGGGGCATTCGGATCGACGCTCGGGGTCTGTTCGGACGGATCGACACTGGGCTGGCCTTCAAATACCGATGTCCAATCGGGACTGCTCGGTGTGCCTTCGAATACCGAAGCCCAGTCGGGCGCCTGCTCGGGGGCTTCGAACACTGAAGCCCAATCGACGGGATTAATGTCTCCTATTCCCAGTTGGTCTGCTAAATCCTGTTGGCCGGTAACACCTGTTTGCTCGGCGCTGGGATCAATGCCGCCGGGCGCAAATGCCTCGGTGCCATACTGTTCGGAACCGGGATCAATGCCCGGTGTCGCCGATACATCTTCAATTCCCAATTGGGAGGCCAAATCTGTCTGCTGGCTGGCTTTACCCTGCTCGCCGAGCGCCTGTAGGTCAAATCCAGTCCAGGGCTGCGCAACATTCGCCCAAGTGGAAGGATCCCAATTGAGGCTGGATAGGTAATTAACCACACCCTGATTTTGCGGTGCTAGCCAAGTGTTAACGTCAGTCAGTGATCTCCCAACATCTTGCGCCCAAGACGGCGCCGTAACCCCGGGAATATCCGAGATCAGGCTTTCAAACGGACCCGGCTCGGCAAGTGGTCCCATGGGGCCAGATCGGTCATCTGGTTGGTATGCTGGATCGGTAGGCGCTTCAAACACCGACCCCCAATCAGTCTGCTGCGGCCCCAGATCAGCATACGGTGCGCCCTGGTATTCAGTCTGCAGCGCCGACTGCGTTAGATCGCTGAGTGCCTGTAATCCTTGGCTGTAGTCGAGGCTTTGCGGCCCGAAGGCTGACGGCGATGTTTCAGTTTCAGCTGGAGCAGCCTCTTGGGCGGTTTCTGACGGCGCGGACTCCTGGGTGGCTACTGATGGCCCGGCTTCCTGGGCAGTTTCAGACGGCCCGGCCTCCTCAGAAGCAACCGGCGCTCCGAATTGCGATGATTGCGCGGGTCCAACTTCGGCGGCAGGCTCGGTCGCTGGTGCGTTTTCGGGCCCCTCCTGCTCGCCCCGCCCCGTGGGTCCGGTATCATCGGCGTAAGGTGAGGACACCTCGGACGAGGTCACATCCCTGCCACCGCTGACGCTGGTGGTGTAACCGGGGGTGCTGTCGGTAACACTGCCGCGGCCACCGCCAGTAAAGCCACCGCCGCTGTAACCGCCGCCGGTGCCAAAGGAGCCACCGCCGCCGGTGAAGCCGCCGCCGCTATAACCGCCGCCACCCTCATAGCCGCCAAACATACCGCCGCCAGTATCGCCGTACATGGCGCCGCCAGGCCCGCCGCCCATGCCCGCCGCACTGAATGAGCCGGCCGAGCCCCAATCGCCGCCGCCGGTGGTGGCGCCGTACATGCCAATATCGGCATAGCTCGGATTGGGGGCATCAAAGCCGGCGTAATTCGTGGCACTGAAACTGCCCCAATCACCACCAAAGCCCGCCGTGCCCGGTGCGGAGGCAGCATCGTAGGCGGTGCCTCCCAAGGCCCCGATGCCGCCGGCATCAAAGCCGGACAGATCGGCAGCGCCGGAACTGCCCCAATCGCCGCCGCCCGTAGTGGCACCGCCAAAGCTGCCGTCGCCGAAGCTGCCCTCACTGCCGCCGGTGTTGCCTTCACCGCTGCCGCCAAAGCCGCTTCCACCGCCGTCGCTGTCGCCGCCCCAGCATAGCCGCAGGCTTTGCGGCAACCATTCATCAGGCTGCGCGCAATCCCACGGTCGATGCATCATGTCAGGATTTTCCTCCGGCGCGTGCCGCAGCTTTGCCAGCCCGGCATGGCCTTGAGCCAGCCATCACGGCCCCAGCCGATCATCCAATCGCAGCCCTGCGCCCGGGCATATTTCTCAATCGTCGGATACATGGTTTTGAGTTCTTCAAGCTCGCCGCCCTGCAGCCAGACATTGCAGTAGCGTATCCCGATCGGATAGGTACCCATCGTGGTCAGGATCACGGCCTTCTCGCCCGGCCACAGGATGGCGCCGCGGCTGATCGCTTCCCATACCTGATCCTTGGTATGGGTGGCACCGAACTCGTTCAAGCTCGCTTCCAGCCACGGCCAGCAGCGGTCGAAGTCGGCGCTCACTCGCAAACCGCATCCTCTGGCTTCTTTGCCCCCCGGCCTTTGACGCGGTATGCCTTGCACTCATGCGCAAGACGCTCCCAGCCATATTCGTTCGCATCGCTGACGAAGTTCTTTGGATCGCATTGGCGCTTGGCGACCTTCATATCCTGAAAAAGCTCCATCATTTCGCGGATGCATTTGCGATCCTCGGCCGGCGCCGCCGTGGCCGCGAGCAGCACGCCTATGATAACAAACATTCTCACGCCGCACCGTACGATTGCCGGCCGATCGCCATCAGTCCGGGTGGCCCGACCGCAGGCGCGATCGCCGCGACCTTCTTGCCGCCCTTGAAGGCTTCCTTTTCGCCCTCGCGGAACGGATTGTCCTGGCGCAGGTAGCTGTCCGAGAACCCGAACGGTGATATTTCCCCGTCGACCACATCGCAGCTATGGCCCTTGCTGTCGAAGTGGCCGCACAGGCCGCAACTGCGCTGTGGGTTGCCCTCGCGGTAGTTGGCCTCCTGCTGCGATTGCTTGGCAGGCGCAGCGGGCTCGGCGGCTTCCTCCTGCGGCATCTGTGGCCCTTCGGCCAGTTCGTCGTCGGGCGGGGCGCCCTCGGCCATCATGCTCATGGTCTGCCTCCTCCTAGGCTCCCGAGCCACGCCCAGGGGCTGACCTGGGCCTGGCCCTGCTGCTGATCGGGCGGCGCACCATGAATGCGCTGGTTGTATTGCTGCGGCGTCATGCGGCCGAGGCCCATCATCATGTCGAGCAGGCTGGGCGGCTGCTTCTTGGGCGCGTTGGGGTCGTCCGGGTTGGACGGATCATCCTGGGGAGATTGCGCCCCCCTTGATTTCCCCACCGGCAATGGCTGCTCCCACCATTCCTTCGGACGCTGCGGCTGCTGCTGCGCGGCACGCTCGAACGGCGAGGGCGGCGGCGCCATCATGCCGATGCCGGCCCTGGCCATCTGCAGCATCCGAGGATCGTAGGGCATCGCCGCACCTCACTCGCAAAAGACTGTATACAACACGGCGTTGGGCTGTCAATACGCCTCGTTCACCAACACAACATGCCCGACATCGAGGAATTGTCTTAAGTGAGATACCCGACACACTCACGCAAATTTTCGCGTGCAACAACCCCACGGGATGTTGACATTCCGCGGAACAAAAATATTCTGATGGCGTTTCGGTAGTCGCCGGATCGCGCTTACCGCACTGAGGTTGTCCGCCGCGTTGCGGGTGTCGATCCGGTCCAGCCAGGGGGTCACTGGCCAGGCGGTGCGATCCCGCCACCCTTTCACATTGCGCGGACACTGTCTGTTCAAAATTGAACACCGGGAAGCAACCCGCCGGCACATCGGGGACCGGCAGGCCGCCCCGCAACCGCGGGAGGAGGACACCAACCGCGGAACCTTAAAAATTCGTGGTACTTGTCATCGTGGAGGATCGACAACCAACGAGGCAACCCAATGTACACCGTGAAGAAGATCGAAACCCCCGACCGCGGCGAACTGTTTGCCGTTGTCAATGGTAACAGTGACACCGAAATCATCAGCCGCTACACCACCGAGGAAGAGGCCAAGGAAAGCTGCACCCTCCTCAACGGTGGCGAGGCCGCCGAGAAGAAACTGGCCGCAGCCGAGAAGAAGGCCGAGGAAGACGCCAAGGCATACGCCGCAGCCGACCAGAAGTCGCGCGCTGCCGCCAAGCCCAAGGCAGAGCCGGCCAAGGCCCCCGAAGACAACCACAAACCCCGCGCACATGCCGCCAAGGCCAAGGCGCACGTCCGGCGCATGACGCCGAAGCCGACCCGCCGGCACAAGTGACATGCACACCTACCGCATAGGCGAACACGGCAATTGGCAGGTCTACTTTGAGCAAGTACCGGTCGGCCCCGGATTTGGTGTTGAGTGCGAGGCCGCGGCCTTTGCCAGCTTCCTCAACGGTGGTCGCTACTGCCCGGACGAGATCGCGCACATCTTCGCCGTCCCGATCGACGAGGAAGCCGACGACGAGCCCGAAGACCACACCACACCGCCCAGCAAAGGGCGGTTCAGCGACTATCCGCAGGAGGCTGTGCAACGACACAAATGACAACCGCCGGGCCTCTAGGACAGGGTACCCGGCGGCGTCTAGCCCGCGGCCGTCACTAGAATTGGGCACGGCCCCGGCACTAGCTTCGATTTCAGGCGCAGTCGTATTGCCACTTCGGGGTGATGCTGGATCAGCAGCTCGAGCAACCGGTCACAGCCGTCAAACTCAACCGGCGGGCGGCCATCGTAGTCGTGATCATGATTGGGGAGGTGGGCGGTCATGGCTCGACCCTCGAACGATTGGGGGAGCGTTGTTTTTGGTACGGCCGTTTCTTGTGATTTGTCAACAGCCCGTAGTGTTCTGCCAGGGCGGTTAACCCCAGCTTTAGCAATTCCAGGCTGGAATACGGGCATTGCCGGTCGAGTATCACCACCGCATGGACGGTCGGCGATACTCCACTACCGGTTGAGATTAGCACCCGTGCAGCTTCTGCGTAAATCCGCCTGCGGAGGTCACAGATGCAATATTTTCTGTCCTCTGGGCTGGGACAGCCCCCACAGGCTGAAATCGCACCCTGAGCCTTCCCAGGGGCTGTGGGAGCACTCAGGGTCGCCACGTAGCCTCTCCACATGCGGGCGTAGACTTCGCCGGCCGTGCACTCGGGCTCCGTGACCTCGCCGCGCAGCCGCATGCGGCCAAGCTCGCTCTCAGCCGCCGGGTCCAGCGCCTGCTCGCCCAATCCGCGCCGGTGCGGCATCCTCGAGGCCACGGCCCGCGGGCTATCCATCGGATCGGTTGCCGTCCGCTTGAGGTGGCCGGACTTGTGCCGCGGGCCGCCTTTTCGGGGTCGTCCACGTCGCCGCTTGCTCGCCATTCATCCGCTCCCAGATCAGTCGGATCGTAGTCATCATCCACGTCCATTCGGCGTCGAGTTCAAGAGCATCACTGTCGTGAGCAAGCCGGCGCAGCATCTCAGCATGCATCGAGGTTTTGTTACGCTTGGCCGTCTGGACCAGCTCTTCGTGGCGTGCCTTCGGCAACCTGAGTTGCAGCTTCACGATCGGGTTGGGCGGCATCGAGTTTTTCCTTGACCGTGGCTAATTGTTCAAAGATTACTAACAGGTTGTCCAATGTCGCCTGTGGACAAACCCATCTTATGTTACGGTTATCAACCATCTGTGGGACTAACGTGCTTGGGTTTCAGATGCCGTTGCGCTTGCCGTTGATGGCTTCGGAGACGCGGCCGATGTTGGTGTTGAGGGCGATGGCGATGGCGCGCAGTGAGAGGCCGAGCCGCCGCAGGATACGAGCACGTTTGCGCTTGCTGTCGTTCATAGGCTCGGCGTCGTGCTCGACGCGGAATTCTGGCTTCTCGCGGGTCATGAGGCGGAGCGCGCGGTTGATTGCCTTGCGGGTATCGTAGAGGTCGGGCTCTTCGGCTAAGGCCCATTGGAGGATGCGGCGGGCGCGGGGGATGTCGCTCATGGCTCAGCCTGTCGGGATGACCGTTTGGACCAATCGTCGCCAGGTCGTTCAAAGGGGCCAGTCGGTCGGCCGTATTTTTTAAACATCGCTTCGTAATTATCCTCGGCGCTGAATTTGGGCAGCGGCAACTTCCGTACCGGCAACAAGTTTGAGTTCTGGGCAATCTTGGTTCGCCAACTGATTTCCGCCGCGCATGCTTCGACAATTTCCGCTGGCGTCGGCGGCCATTTGCAGCGGCGCTGCAGGCCGGTCTTCGGGTTGGTCACGTATTCCACGATCTCCGGCGGATATTCCTCCAGAATGCTGCACAACGTCAGCAGAAAGCCCTTTGGGTTTTGGTAGTCGGTCATGCGGTAGGATGACATCAGGAGGTCCACTCGACCGACGACCCAACTCGGATCGGATTTCGGCGAAGGCTTCGGCGAGGCCGGTTTTGGCTCGTTGTCCAGATGATCGAGCGTGAAGTGCTCCATTTTGTCCTCCGGTAAAACGCGGCGCGTTACGCCTCCAATTGCGCAAGGCGGCTTCCCAATCGACGCAACGTCGATCGTTCTGCCGAGCGTGGTCGCAGAATTTTTGGAATTCGATGTCACCCGCTAATTCGGGGTGCCAATTTTCGGGAAGGGGAGTTTTTGGCTTGCCGCGCGAAGCGCGTAAAACACTTACTTCCTTTTCTTTCTTACTTACTTCTATATTGGTGTCAGCAATGTCAGCCCGTAAATCACCTTCGTGCTGACGCGACCTATGATTTATTTGGGCTTTTCGGTTTTGCTCCCTGCGCTCGGCTTCGCGCTCCTTCATTAGCTTGACGATCTGGCTGTCGCTCATGCCGGCGGCTTGTAGCTGGGCGATAGAAACCCTCATGCCCGCCCCCACAGCCGGAAAATAATTTCCTCGGCGCACTTCCAAGCGTCGCGGTGAATGTCAGTGCCGGAATAATGGAAAACAACGAACCCGGATCGATTGGCCAATAAATCCTTGGCGACGTCGCGATCGATTTGCTCGGGCGTTGAATGGAATTCCAGGCCGTCACACTCAACTACGGCTATAATTTTCCCATTTTTTTCGACCGCAAAATCATAGCGATAAGGACCGTGCTTGAATTGCGAGACGAGCTTAAATCCCCATCGTTCCGCATGGGGAGCAAGCTGCGCCGCGAGCATGCGCTCAATCGGGCTTTCACAAGGAATGTTGCCTAGCGCTATCCACCTGTCTTCGACTTCTGCGTCTTCACGGATGCGCTCCCATTCGAATTCTTCGATCATTGGCCCGTGTCCGCTCGGGTTGGGGTTGGATTTCGTAGGCGTCGACGCACTTCAACTCGAACCGTCGGCCGGCGATCTTGAGCAGCGAGCGCAGCGCCCGGATGGGGTCGGCGCCGGGGCGGGCCTCCAGCCGCAGGACGAAGACCGCCCGGGAGGTCATCCCTCGATCTTCCCGAGAATGCGTTCCAGATCGCCGACCCGGCGCCGATGGCGACTGAGCAGCTTGCGCACGAAGGCATGCAGGTCGCTGCGCTGGCCCTCGGCAAAGGCAACAATCTCGCGCTCGTCGGCGCCGCCGGCACTGCCAAGCTCGCGGCCGATAACTTCCAGCAAGTTCAACGCACCCTCCGCCTTGGTCAGGAAATCCTCGACCGTGGAGGCTTGGGTGGCGGCCTCGGCCACCGCCTTGAGCGTTTCAAGCTGCTGCGTCTGGGTCGTGCCGTTGCCGTTCGCCATGCTCCCCGTCCTCCAATGTTTTCTGTAAGTCGATGATTTCCTTGGCGACGTCGGTCACCCGCTTGTCGAACATGTGCGCAAGCATGCGGGTCACGGTCCAACCGGAGACTTGGGCGACGTCGCGCAGCGGCCACTGCTTGCCGCATCCCCTCAAAATGAAGAATTTGCCAACCTCGTAGGGGTGCAGCCCGGATTTGGTTGTCATGACCGGCGCTTCTGCGGCTTGCCGTTTACCGGCTTGGGACGGGGCGGGCGGGTGACCCGTTTCCGCATGACCATGCGCTGGCGGAACATGATCGCGGGGGCGTCACGCCCAGCCTCGGTCAACAGCGGCGCCAACGCGGCGTAGGTATTCGGCGGCAGTCCGCGTAGACGCCACATCGACACCAGCCGCTCGTCGACGCCGAATAGCTCGGCCACTTTCGTGTTGCCACCGAGTGCATCGATGGCCATTTCGGCAAATTGCTTGTGAAATTCACGGGGCATGCTATGGCATACCCAACAAACGGTTATATTGTCAAGATACAACAAGCCCGCGGTTGACGGCAATCAGGAGGTAGTTGACTCCCATCCCGGAGTTGGGAGACACCAGCGGTCATGGCTCACCCGCCAACAGACCCCACATCTATTGCTGAGATCAGCCGCCGGCTGGAACTCACGCGCCGGGCGCTGGGACTAACCCAGGTGATGATGGGGCGGCTGATGGGGACCATCAGCAACGGGCAGGCGTGGGGGAACTACGAGAGCGGCAAACGCCGTATCTCGGTCGATCACGCGCTCGCGCTCAGCCAGAACGTGGGGCTTCCGCTCGACTGGATCTACCAGGGGCGGATGGTCAATCTGCCCCCGGAATTGCGCGAGAAAATCCAGCATCTTATGCTGGAAGCGCCGCCGCAGACCCTTACGCGTCGTCTACGACGTGCAGGAAATGAACCCCCGGCGGTATCGCCTGCTCGTCATACTTCCATTCGACGAGGCGGCGCATCGCGGAAATAACGGCGTGTGATCGTCGCGCGCTGTGAGGCAGTTGGAGAACCAACTGCATGGCCAGATTGGCGTCATCTGCGGCCGTCGGCGCGTCGTAGTCTTCTGGTCGCATTGCCTGTCCCATCGAGCGATCCCCTTTTCTAGCCGCGGTTGAGTGTGGGCCGGCGTGCCCACGCTAACCCATGGGTCATTTTCGTGTAACCCGCCGCGCGATACCGCCTCTGTCACAAAATGTTACGAGCCGTTGTGGACGGCTGCACGCAATTATTTCCACCCGCCGGTTACATTGTCGCTTGACAACCCAACACCGTGTTGTATGCTCCGATCATTGGAGCAATGGAGCACGGAAATGACCCCCGAACAGCACGCCCAGCGCATCCGCCAACTCGAACTGCAGTTGGAGATCGCCGACTACGGCATGGGTATGCCGAGAGACTACGAGCGGGTGATGACGCTTCGCATGGCGCTTGAATGGGCCCGCAAGGAAGCCGCACGCAGCGACGGCTTCACCGAACAGGCAGGGGGATACTGATGACCGCCTATGCGAGCGACGCCCTCGCCATCGTGGCCCTGTCTTTGGTCATGGCCTCAATCTTCATGCTGTGCGTGGTGCTCGTATGACCTTCGAAGTTCAAAAACTCTCCATGCCGGTGCAGCCGGCAACGCCGATGGAAATGCTCAACCGCGCGCTGATGTCAGGCGCCACGCCAGAGACGCTAGAGAAACTGCTGGCCCTGCAAGAACGCTGGGAACGCAACATGGCCCGCAAGGCGTTCGACCGCGCCATGGCAGCGGCCAAGAGCGAACTAAAGCCAATCAAGAAAAACCGTGAGGTCAGCCACGGCGTCGGTAAGACCTCCTACAAATTTGCCGACCTTGCCGAGATCGAACGCAGCGTGGTCCCGATCCTGTCAGATCACGGTCTGTCGTATCGCTTCCGCACGCAAGTCAACGATAAGCAGATTGTTGTTACCTGTATCGTGAGCCATCAGGACGGCCATAGCGAAGAAAACAGCCTGCCGGCATCGGCAGATACGTCGGGGGCCAAGAACGCGATCCAGGCCCTCGGCAGTACGGTGACCTATCTGCAGCGGTACAGCCTCAACGCCGCGCTTGGCCTGTCCGCCAGCGATGACGACGATGCTGTCAGCGTCAATGCAGTCGGGCTTAACGATGACGAAATAGACCAGATAACCTACGCGGTCGTGGCGAGCGGCCGAACACTCGAATGGTTTTGCAAGTTTGCTCACATCAAAGAACTGAGCGACCTCGCCCCCGAACGCTTCGACGCCGCGCTGGCATACGTCAAGAAACTGCCAAAGGTGGACAATGCTGCAACGGAGTGACGAATGGCTGCAGGCCCGCTGCGGCTGCGTGACCGCCAGCCGCGTGCGCGACATCACCGCAACGACCAAGAGCGGTGGTTGGACCGCCGACCGCGAAGGCTACATGGGGGAGATTGTTAGCGAGTGCCTGACCGGCCGCCCCTATCCGCAATACGTCAACGCCGCCATGGAGCACGGCAACGAGAAGGAAGCATCGGCGCGCTTTCGCTATGCCCTCGCGCAAGGCGTCGAGATCACCGAGGTGGGGTTTATCCGCCACCCCACCATCGAGCGCGCCGGCGCATCGCCAGACGGATTGGTCGGTACTGATGGCCTCGTTGAGATTAAGTGCCCGTACAAAACCGCCATCCACATCAAGCGGCTGACCGGCGCCAAGATCGAGGCGGCAACCCTCGATCAGATACAATTTCAAATGGCGTGCTGTGGCCCATCCCGGCAGTGGTGCGATTTCGTCAGCTTCGATGACCGCTTGCCCGAGGAAATGCAATTGCACATCCGCCGCATCCCGCGCGATGACGAGTACATCGCCAAGATGGAAGAACAGGTCATCCAGTTTCTGATCGATGTGAACGCCACCGTGGATCTGCTGCGCAAGCGATACATGCAGGAGGCGGCATGAGCCGCGCCGTCCTGCGCATCGTCGGCCCCACCAGCCGCGCCCGCGCCATGCGGCTCATGGAGCGCGTGCCCGAAGGCACCCGAGTGGAATTCAAGGGCGCTCGCCGCACCCTGCCGCAAAACGATAAAATGTGGGCGATGCTGACCGAGATCGCCACCCAGAAAAGTCACTGCGGTCGGCGCTACACCGCCGATCAATGGAAGGCGATCTTCATGCACGCCATGGGCCGGGAAACGGTCTTCGTGCCATCACTCGACGGCGAAACATTCTTCCCGCTGGGATGGCGATCGAGCGATCTATCAAAAGCGGAAATGTCCGAGCTGATCGAATTTGTCAGCGCATGGGGCGCGCAGAACGGGATCGTGTTCAAAGAGGAATATCTAGCCGATGCCGCGAGTTGAATTCACCCTCGCTACTAAACTAGCTGCGCTTCGCCGCTGTGGTGGCCGCTGCGAGGCCAAAGGCTGCGGCTATATGTTCAAGAAGGTCGCGGGGGAATACGAGTTTGATCACGTCAACCCGGCCGCATTCTGCGACGGCGACGTGGGGCTAAACAACATAGCTGTGCTCTGCGCACAATGTCATTCAGCTAAAACCAAGAAAGACATCACACTGATCGCGAAAAGCAACCGCATCACCAAGAAGGAATTCGGCCTGTCCAAAAGCGGCAGCATCCGCACATGGAGATCACGTTGACCGACATTGTCGTGCGGCTACGTAATCTCGGATGGGAAACCTGCCATGAGGCCGCCGCCGAGATCGAGCGGCTGGGCGCTCTTGCCACGGTCGTCAGGGAACAGGGAGTGAAGGTTCTCGACCTGTGCGACGAGATCGAGCGGCTGCGCGAACATATAGCGGCGTTACAATTGGTAGCCACCGCGCATGAGCCGGAGGTCGAGCGGCTGCGGGCGGCGCTGCAAGAGATTGCCTGCAATAAAGTTGAGAGCCGGGCCAAACTTGAAGCCATCGCCCGCCGCGCACTGGAGCCGAAGTCATGACCGAGGGAAAGATGGAACACGATCTTTACGAGACCAGCGACCCGGATCGCCCGGACGTGATCTGTGATCGCAACGGCGAAGTCGTTCTTGGGCTCTGCAAGAGGTGCGGGCGCGCAGAGATCGAGCTATCTGAACCGTGTATGCCCCGAGATAAGCCATGAGTTTCGTCGGCGGTCACACCTCAGCCGACCGGCGGAAGGCGCCGCCCCGTCCATTGCTCCACTTTGAATGGGGCGGCGTCAGATACAAAAAGGGGTGGATGGGCGGCGCTGCACCGTTCTGCAGCTACAGAAGGGAACCAAGATGAAGATGCTACGACTAGCGGCCGTCCTACTGGCGGGCACGGCTCTTATTGCACCAGCCAGCGCGGCCACGCTCACCCTATCTGGGCCTGTAGTCGGCAACACCTACGGCCCCCAGAGTGAGAGCAACCCTTGCGTCATTGCCGGGACTACTTGCCAGCAGGGCAAGGCTCCCGATTTGACCATGTCATACAATCTGTTCTCGCCCAACAGCGACGACAGCTACGACCGCTACTCGACCAACGAGTTCGACAGTAATGGTAAGGCTGGCGTCAACGTCGTCAACGGCGTTGAGGGCACGCCCTACAGCGTGCTCGATATCTTCCGCCAGACCGGCTCCACCAAGTTCGATGTGGCGATCGATGTCAACACCACCTCGGCCAAGAGCGAGAGCCTGTCACTGTTCGAAGTTCTGCTCAATGGCGGTGCGATCTACACCTACACTGGGCCGACGAACATTGGCGAGATCAACAACAACGGCAACGGTTTTGCCGATTGGCTGCTCAAGACCGTCGACCTCTCGGGCTACAAGGCGACTGATCTCGTCCTGTTCCATGCCGTATGGACTGGAGCCGTTGGCGGCGTCGAGAGCTTCTTCCTGACCAACTTCGGCGGCGGTGTATGTATCGGCTGCACGCCCAACCCGACTGTCGTTCCGATCCCGCCTGCGCTCGCAATGTTTGCGGCAGGCATTGTCGGCCTCGGCATGATCACCCGCCGTCGCCGTCGCGACACGGCATAACCAACACGGTCGCCGGTTGATTGAACCTCTCCCGGCGATCGTCAGCGGCCCGGCGTCTTGCCGCACTCGACGTCGGGCCGCAACTTTTTGAAAGCTAATGAGCCGTGGCTGATCTCATATTTTTTCCATTGGCGCTGGTGTTGCTGGCGTTCTTGTTGCTCAAATTGCTATCGAGGTAGCCACATGCCAAACGATTTGCTGATAGCTTTGATGGGTGTTGGCTTTACAGTTATTGTTATCGCTTTTGGGGCCGTTGCTGCGTTGCTCTGGTGTGTTGCGGTGGGGGTGAGAGATGAGTTGAAATCCGCGCCACCCTCGCAGGCCCGCCGCGCCCTGGAGCCAAAGCCATGAGCGAGCGCCTCGCCTACCGGCTCCCTGAGGTCTGCGCTATGCTGGGCATCTCCCGGTGGACGCTCTATCGCGATGCAAAGGCTGGGAAAATCGAGATCGAAAAGCGCGGGCGGATGTCCTTCGTGTTTCGCGAAGCCTTGCAGCGGTATAGGTCAGCATCGTTTACCGCCCAGCCCATGCCCCTGCCCATGCTTGAACGCCCGATGCAGGAAAACTCCGGGCAACCTCCTGCAACAAACGGCAGGCGAAACCGCAAGCGAAAACAACGCCTTGGATGGTAAACATGCAACAAACCGCAACGCCGTGCAACGCCACAGTAGCGGAACCGTGTGGATGCCAATGCCCTTGATATCATTAAACTATCCGCAACTTTCTGAGCCTGCCCATGTTCCTGCCCATACTTGAACAGCCATGATCCCGAACTGGGTCGCCCCCTTCGGCTGGGTGCTGTTCTGTATCGCCGCCGGCACGGTGCTGGCGATCGTCCTCACCGGCTGTCAGATGCCCATGCGGCCAATGCCATGACCGGAGATCAGGTCGTGCTGGTCACCGCCGTTGTGGTGCTGCTGCTGGCCCTGATGGGCGCGGCGCTGATAAGCTGGTGGGTGTGGCAGGGTGGGGCGGGGGAATGATCACCACTTGTAAGGGTAGACCACCGTCACTTCGTCGTCGGTCGATACCCCTAGGCTTTCCGCCAAGGCGGGCGATAGGTCGGCTGCACGTCCGGTCTGTTCTTCGTGCGGCCCCCAATCCGCGGGGTGTGCAAGCCGACCAACGCCGGTCTTGGCATTGGTGACCCATGCCATCTGCCCGGAGTGGCCGAGCATTTCCTTGCTGGTGACATCATAGTCCCAACGGCAGGCCACAAAAAATACTGCGGGGTCCATGCGCCGAGCTAGGCCCGTCGTGCCCGGCGGCTGCTTGCCGAGAAACAGCCAAGGGGCGTCGTCCACCTCGTAGAAGAACGCAAGCCCCTCGCTGGGGCTCACGCCGGTATCACTTGGCCCCCCGAAGGTGCTGCACGCACCAGCGGCGGCGAACAGCACATCGCTCGGCGGCTCGGGAGGCTCCGGTGGGATTGGCTCGCCGTGATCCTCACCGGAAATCGCGTCGGCTATGGCGCCGCAGATGACATCATAATTCTCTGCGTAGATGTCACAGTCGGCGCGGCTGTCCACAAAGCACGTCTCGATCAGGATCGCCGGTTCTTCGGTGCCATTGAGAAACGCCAAGTCCGTCCTTTTTTTCGGGCCTCTATTGATAAGCCCGGAGACATCGCAAATCCGATCGACCACCTCGTCGGCGATTTCCATCCCGGTTGACGAGACGTAAAGCACCTCACAGCCCATCGGTTTTTGGGTGGTCTGGTACGCATTGAAGTGGACGGAAATATCTAAATCCCTGGTCTTAGAATTATGAAAATCAACAATCCGGTCAAGGTTCTCCGACTGTGTATCACTCACATCGTCATGGTAGGTTGTCACCTCCACCCCGCTCTCGCGCAAAGCG